CCCCCAGAGGCTTGATGTTCGCGGCAGTCGTGTCAACTGCTACTGCCATTTCAATTTCTCCATTCCCCGTACGGGCGATTCGTCACCTTGTAGGGGCGGTTCGTGAACCGCCCGTTCATGAATCGGCCCAACCGTGAACCGACCGCCTAGTCCGGAAGGTAATTCGGATTGATCCCATACCGGGCCGCAAACTCCCGCTTCTCCTCGGGCGAAGCAAACTTCTTCTTCGTGTCGCCCCCCCGCGTCAGCGCATCCGTCTGCGGCGCAGTCTGAGCCGCCTGGAACAGTTCCGGCATCGCCTTGAGCAGCTTCTTAATCGCCACGTCCATGCCCTTGACCTCGCCGGTTCCACCGGCCTGACCGGTTCCACCGGCCTCGTCCTCGGCGATCTCCACCTCGGACAGGTCCAGCAGCTTGTACGCAGCGTCCAGCCGGTCCGCCCGGCAGCCGGCCTTCGCAGCCTCTGCCTGAAACGCCACGCGAATCAGCGCCGCGTTCAGCCGTTGCTCCGCCTCCAGCCTGGCCTTTTCATGTTCCCCCGCCTTCGACTGCCACTTTTGCGCCTCGGTCATCTCGGCCTCTTTGCGCTTCGCCTCGGCAGCCGCCTGCTCGTCCACCAACTTCTTCGCGCGGGCGCGCTCCTTATCCAGCGCGCTCTTCAACCCCGCGATGTGCCCGTCCAGACCCGCCTTCACCTCGTCCGTCTGACTCGCCACCCAGGCCGCAAAATCAAACGTTGCGGCTGGCGCAGGCGTTACGGCTGCTGCCGGCGTTACGGCTGGTGTCTGCGTGGTCCCTGGCTGCGCCGTCGTCCCGACCTGCGCGGCCCCTGCGGGCGTCCCGCCCGTTCCACCTGTTGTCGTTACCTCATCTGGCATCTCGCCACTCCTCTATGCGGACATCCCATCCGCGTTTTTTTTTACGTATTACGCATTACGCATTACGAATTATTCTGCGGCACCCTCATCCCCGCCGCCTGATAAATCGCATCCGGCGCCTGCCGGCCCATCTGTCCATACAGACTGATCAGCCTCTTCGCCGCCTTCCGCTTCGCCGCCGACCAGGCCTCAGATGAAACACCCTCGGGCCTCTGCACCCGCATCAACCCGCGCCCGCCCGCGCACGCCAACACCCCGCGCACGTTGACTTTCCCGTCGGGCTCCTTGTAAGGCAGCATCGCCAGGTCCTTCGTCCACTCGGCGCGCGGTCCCGTGTTCAAATTGATCAGGCACGCATCCGCATACCCCGCCGCGCTATCCCACTGCGCCGCGCTCCCATCCCATGCCTGATCCACCCATCCACTCGGCACCCTCGGCTCCTGCGCCATGCTTCAACCTCCTGCCCCCTGCCTCTTGCCTCTTGCCTCTTGCCTCTTGCATCCTGCTTCCTGCGCCGTATCGGTAATCGCTATTACCCGCCATACGGGCGCTTCTGTACGGGCGCTTCTGTACGGGCGGTTCGTGAACCGCCCTACCCCGTCCGTCCACTCGTCGCGTGACTCGGCCAGATCTTCACCCGCGTCCCCGTCCGCGCCCGCGCCTCCAACTCCGCCCGCGCCGCGGCCAACATCGCCGGCGTCGGCACCCCCACCGTCTCCATCGCCTCCGTGTACAGCGTCGTCGCCGTCCGGCATCGCCAATGGAACGGCGGTCCCTGCAACCGGTCCGCGAATCGTGGCCGCCCGGTCAGTACGAAGGGCGCCCTCATCTCCTGGATCTGCCCGTGCACCCGCAGGCAGCACTCCGTCGTCCGGTCGTCAATCGCCGCGATCGCCTGTTTCTTGAACACCATCCGGCTTCGCCGCCCGGCTCGCTCGAATGAACTCTGCGCCATCGCCATCGCCAGTGTCCACACATCCAAGTCGGCTTCCAAAGCCAAACTGTTCCCAGCCGCTCGTGTCACGCTCGCCCGTCCGGCCACCAAATCCACCGCCAGCAGCCGGTCCGTCGCCGTTTGCCAATCCTCGCCCGCCACCCGCATCCGGGACAGTTCCGAAAGGAACGTCGTCGAGAGTTGCGCCACCCACGTCGGCATCCGGCCCAGCATGTCCGCGGACATCTCCTTCGCGTCCAGCCGAAATTCGGGCCGGATCGCGTCCAGGCCGACCACCCCTGGCGTCACGGCCCCGACCGCCTCGAGCTGGCGCCCGACAAACCCCTCAACCGCGCCCGTAATGCGGTCCTCGTAATCGCGTCCGATCTTCGCGGCTCTTGCCCCCAGCGCGTGAAATTCACGCACGGCCACCTGGCGGACTCGCCCCCGGTCGAGCCGGGCCCCGGCCATCGCCTCCGCCAGCCTCGCCCGCGTCCGTTCGAGTTCCCCACGTAGATCACCCGAATATCCATCGAGCGCCCGCTCCAAGTCCTCACTGAACCGCTTCGCCGCCGCCACGTCCGGCACTCGTCGCCTCCGGGTCCATCCCCGCCGCCCGCGCCTGCGCGAGCTCGATCTGCTGCATTTCGACGCTGATCCTCGTCTGCACAATCTCCGGCTCGTTCAACATCGCCGCGATCTGCGCGTCCGTGTACCCCAGCTCGCGCCAGATCTGCACCTGGGGCACGCCCAGCTTCTCCGCCTTCACCGCCAGCCGCTCCACCTCCGCCGATTCGTCCCGCGCCGCCGCCGGCTCCCATTGCGTCTCGATCAGCGCCGCCTCGTCCAGTCCCGCGTTGCCGTACACGTTCGCCAGCCGGCGCGCCATGTAAAAGCAATCCTCCCAGGCGTCCCCGAAAATCGTCTGCCGCTGGCGCACCTTGGCCAGCAGTGGCCCCTCGTACTCCTTCTGCGTCTCCGCCCTCGCGATCTGCCCCGTAATCTGAAAGCGGCTGATCGGCGTATCAGTCACCTGCGCCAACTTGATGATGAACGAGTCCAGCACCTTCAGCATTTGGTCCAGGTCCGCCCCCTCCAGCCGCCCCACGTCCTGCGTCGCATCCGGCGTCCCGATCCATGACCCCGGCGCCAGCTTGAGCAAATTGCTCCCGTCGCTCGCCGGCAGCGCGCCGTCCGTCGTCAAATTGAACCCGCGCGCGATCAGCATCGGGAAACCCGCCGTGTCCTGCGCCGCCAGCAGATCGAGCGCCGCCTTGTGGATCGCATCCTGAAGCGGGATCGCGTCCCACAGTTCCGACCGCCCGCCCGAATTGCGAAAGTGGATCACCGGGATTCCCAGCGGCAGCCCTCGCCCATCCACCCACGGTGTGGGGAACGCCTGCCCATCCTCGCGGTACGGCTCCCACGTTCCGCCCTTGCCCATCGCGTACCGCTCGATGCGCTCAGGAAAATAGCACGTCATCCGCTGCCGCGTCGTCTTCTTCCCCGCCGGGTCAGTCGCGCTCTCCGTCCACCGCTTCACCGCGTACAGCATCGGCTGGCTCGCATCGTCGTCCGGATACACCGCCCGGCATCCATAGCCCGTCCCGTCTTCAACTTGCGGGTCCGTGTATCGCTCGTGCGGCGTGAACACAAGGCGACCGTCCGCACCCCACGATACGATCACAAAATACTCGCCGTCTCGGACGCTCGCCAGGTGCACGTCCGCCGACCGCGCATCCATCCGCCCCCGCTGCCACCGTTGAGTTGCCCACTCGCTAAAGAGCTTGTCCGCCGAATCGAACCCCTTAACGATCAAGCGCTCGCACACCGCCTTCACAATCGGCCGGCAGAAATTCATCGAAAACGGCTGGCTGTCCTTCTTATAGCCCAGGTACAGCAATTGCCGGTCCGTCAGCGGCAGGTCCACGTCCCCCTCGAAATAATCGCGGGCCAGCAGCACGTTCTTCTGCCGCGTCTTCTCCTCGTCCTTCTGCCACATGCTGTACGCCAGCTCAGCCAGATCAATTTGCATGGTGCATCCTGTGCATCCTGATAACGTCCATTACCGGTACTGTAGGGGCGGTTCGTGAACCGCCCTCTCAATCAATACGTCCCGCTCGACGGTTTCGAGCGCCCCGCCAATTTGTTGAACCCGCCCGAAGTCCCGTCGGCCTGATCCCGATACTTCGCATTAGGCAGCGCGCAAATTTCCTCAAGCCATGCCTGATTCCATGCGCCCCGCACCAACTTCACATTTCCCGCTTCCGCCTGGGCCGCGAAGGGCTCCATCCGGACATCCTTATCGCCCGTGGGCCGATCCGCGTGCACGATGAACCCGGCCAAGTTCCGTGTCGTCGCCTCTG